CGTTTTCAATAAACACTCTTATTCTTACTTTGTCTGTTACAGTATAGTTTGAAAATACATTTGTAGCAGTTACCCTATAACGTGTAGGACCGTAATTTTCATTATTGGACTTTGGTAATGAAACATCAAGAGTTCCACTGTAAAAACTTACACTGTTATCTAATGAAGACCAAATTTGGTCAAATGTCAATGTGCTTCCGGAAACAATAAGCGCTTGTTTGATCACATTCTGAGTCGATGGTACGCTAAATGTAGCGTAATATGTCCCTGTAACATACCCAACGCCATTGTTATATTGTGACGCTGTAACATACTGCGTGTATGTACCTGCACCCGTAAGTGTTGTCTGTAATTTCAAAAGTAGACAGTTAGTACCTGTTAAAGTAGACGAACCTGATGTTATATTTTTAAGTGATCCACGAACCTTGTTATAAAAGAATACACTACCAGAATTATCAAAAACAAAATTTCCGATATTATTTGCTATAGAATCGTCGTATTTGATAATGATTTTCGGGTGTAGTTCTTTATTATATGCATCCCCAGACGCAAACCGTTTGACGAATCGTGTTTGTTGATCGTTTTCTTGTTCTTGTACAAATGAAATTCTAAATCCATTATCAGGTATAAGACCAGCAATCGTCCCTGAAACAATTCGAGTAATATCTACGTTCAAATCTTCTGTTCCAAGAGGAAACGACTGAGTTATCCATAAGGCTGATAACCCATACCCATCATTTAAATTACCGCTTGATATAATATCAATGTTCGAGGCACCGAGCGTTCCTACACCGTTTGCACCAGAAACATTCCACGTGCTATTTGAACTAGCCGTCAAAAAGTTCGCAATATCTCTGTCTTGGTAAAAAACAACGTCTCTACCTGTTCCTTCGTCAAATGATTTAGATAGAGGATGTATGACAATTTTGAAATTTGAAGGATGTGTTTGGCCACCATGTACGCTTTTCAAATTCAAAAAACATTTAAAATTTGAAGAATTCATATTTACGGCGCCGGTAGCGACGTCATTTCGTAAATTTGTATAATCAAACTGAAGTAATAATCTTGATAATTCGTTATTGTCGTTTGAACCAGATCTCGTCGCTCCGTATAGTTTGAACAAGTCTAAACTTCCGGCAAGACCGACATTTGCATTATGAGAACGAACTCCCTTTATAACACGATCTGTAATGTATGTGTCTTTTAGCGTTTTAAGAATCTTATACATTTCACAACACCGTTCCGACCAGATCGTTGTCTAAATATTTGAATTCAAATATTCCGCCAGCAGGAGGAATCAACATTCCTTTTGTCATGTGAGATTCGACGTCAAAATTTACATCACTGTATTGTCTACCTGCAATTTGTCCCGACAAATTTGTAAATTTCAACATACCATTTTTTTGGTTGTTTATAGAAACAACGCCAGGTGTACTGAAGATTAGAGAAACAACATCTGACGCGATAATTGGTTGATCGATTTGAAAATTCTTTATATTAAAATATTTCTTAAGAGACTTTAGAACATTCTGTAGAACTATTTGCTTATTTGCGCTAGGATCTACTGTTATTTCAAAATCTAGTCTAAGATTTATTACTGAGGCGTCTAAAATATCAATCGCGTCGGTAATCATTCTATATTGATTTAGATATGTTCTTAAATTCTGCTTTAATGCATCTGGAGATACGATTAAATTTGAAAGTTGATCTCGTGAAATGATAAAAAGTTGGCTAGCCAACGGATTTCCTGGATTTGGTCTGACTGTCGTTCTAAACACTCTTCCGAAGTTGGAAGGCATCGTATATACTCTGGCAATTAAATCTTGTTTCGTCACAATTCGCTCTTGCGAATTTCTTGCAGCTGGAATATATGATTTAAGTTCATCTACTGTCGGTGGATCTTCACCACCAGAAGCCTTTGATTCATTTATCACTTCAACGGACGAGCGAATCGTATTTGATATATTCTGCGGAGGGTTTCCAGGAAATTCCATCAAAAGAGTTTGAACATCTCTTATTGCTCTTTCACCAACGCTATGATTTAGTCCACCACCATATCTGTACGTAATATTCAACGTAGTATTTGTCGCAGAAATACCCAACGTTCTTGTCGATAAAAGGCTGTTCGGATTTAGGGCACTAATTGGAAACGTTGTTTTGCCGTATAAAGGAAGAGCAAACTCGCTTGGGTCTGGCAATATGTCATCATCAAGTGAATCAGCCGTACCACCTCCCATAATAAGTGTTGTAAGCCTTGATCCGAGGTCTATTTCTCGTTTAAAACGATATGGTACGGGTATGACTTCCATGCTGCTTTGCACAAGGTCTGAATCATCTCCAACATTTGGTATTCCAAGAAATACAACATCATCAGAAAGATCATTTACTTCATAATAGCGATTACCCAAGCCGTCAGTTACTGAAACTATGTCTGTAACATTTGGGTTTGAAAGAACAATTTTTCTAAATGGAACAAATTGGTCTGTTAATGCAATAGATTCTTGCTCATAAAACCCAGAAATACAAAGACCGTCCAAAGAAAGAACGAAAGTTTGAGGAATTCCGACAGAGTTTGTTCTTCCTACCGATCTTTTTGCCGCGAGTGTCACACCGTCGGCTAAAGTTCTGCTAAAGTCAATTTTTTCTATCAAATTAAATTGAACGCCGTTGTCTGCTAGTACTGAAGATCCTTCTCTGATAATTGGAAGTGCATCAGGTCGAGGCATATCAACACCACCAACACGCATAGACGGAACTTCTATAAAAAATGTGACATAAACAACTGCTGGTGAAGCGCCGACTATTTTGACGCCAGCATTTATAAGCTGTCTTTGAATATTTGCAGTCTCAACTGCAGTATTTGGATCTAATTCTGAAAATTGGTGATCCAAATAAAACGACATTACATCGCCGACGTAAGATGGAAGATCTAGGAACAAACCTCCAAGACCGTTTTCAGAAAAATCTTTTATTCTATCTGGATAATACTTTCTTGCGTATTCAAGAAGATCTGCCCTAAACCCGTCAAAGTTCTTGTTCAGATATTTTCTTGTTCTTACTGGCTTAAGAAGTTCTTTTCTTGCGATGTCTGTCGGCATGTTGTCCTATAAATATCAAATTGCGTTGAGTACAATCTCAATTGTTCTCTGTGTAATTGAAAGAGATGGCACATCGTACGTCAAATATATTCTGATAAGGGCTATTGCTTCACTTGGTTTTTTAGTATAGTCGACGTCTGAGTTCAGGTCTATTAAATTTACATAAGACATCCATGTCCCTACTGCAGTGCTAATTCTTTTAGCTGCTTCTAGTTCAAAATCATCTTTATTGACAATTTCTGTCGTAAGCTCCATTAAATTGGCGCCGTATCTGTAATGAACAAGACGCTCTCCCCAATTTGTAAGGACAAGATTTCGCAAATTATCGGCTATCACGTCTCCGATATCTTTGTGCATCGCAAAAATACCGTCAGACCCATTCCCTTCTCTCATAGGAGTTTTAATGCCTATTGGAGGTGGAGTGACAGATAGACTTTCTGCATTTTTTTCTTCTGTTGTTTTTCCGACACTCTTAAAAGAAATCATATGTTGTTAACTATGATAATCCGACTAATTTTCCGACTATTTTGACCATTGCGCCGGTCCCAAATAGAGATCCAAGTATATCACACAATAACATTCCGGCCAAATTTTTGATTATCACAGTCAGACTTGCGGCCAAAAGCTGTATTCCTGCTATCAAAAGGATTATTGGTTCTAGGACTTTCAACAAAAGATCAATGATAATCTTGATTATTTTTTTAATAATAGCCAAAGGATCGAAATCTATCGAAACTTCACCTATAATTTGTGGGATTACAAGAGCAGGAATCTTGAATATTCCAAGAGCAAGGTCGTCGATAATAAAATTTGGTATTCCAGGATTGGGGACACTCGGAATGGGAATTTCTGGTATCTTCGGTACGATATTTGGTATACTTGGTGTTCCCAAGACAAGTTTTAATATTTCAGGTATCTGAAGATCTGAGATTCCAAAATCTTCAAATAAAATCAATTTTGCTCCGATACCCGGAGGAATCTGAGACAACGATATGAGCACAGTAAGCTCTGCCAAAATATTTGGTATATCTGGTAATTCTATATTTGGAAATTTCTTTAGATCTATGAATATAGTGGGATCAAATACAGGGGCTGCTGGTGTGTTCCCGTCAAGGTTCAGAGCTCCTACAAGCGGAGCGTATAGACCATCAAGGATAAGTTTCTGGTATGCTCCATCGGGGTTCAGAATGGCAGGAATCGATAGATTGGCAAATGGCTGTGCATCAAACCAAAAAAGAGGAGTTTTACCCGTGCTAATAGACGGTACAAGAGGACCAGGAATTGGTGGAATAGGCAACGGAAGCAGCGGATTTATTTTCGATAGCCCAAGTCCGTCGACATTACCGGTATTCAATAATGCGATTACTTCTAGACCAAATCTATCTCGTGCAGATCTAGTAAGAACGCCTTTGTCATCTACTGTTCCTGTCCCTTGCGGTCCAAGTATCTTGTCTTTACCACCAGGCATTATTTTATAAGTACTTTTTTAGCCCAGACACCGTGAGCGCCGCCGATTCCGGCAACACCACCCATTGTCGTTATAATTCCCGGAGCTGTAACTGTTCCACCGGCATTAACTGTTCCTGCATTAGATCCTAACACGGCCAAATCTGCATCATCACCGCCTAGCTTGATTACGCCCTTTGCAGACGGAACAAACACTATATCACCGTTTTCTTTTATGACGACAGATGCGCATTCAGATGCATCAGAATCTGCAGAGGGTTGTACAAGAAGTCTTAATTCTTTTCTTGCAATAACACGGACATTATCTGCTTTTATTACTGCAGCAGAAGACGGTAAGTTTGACGTCGAAGACTTTGGAATACCAGTTGTATTTACGTTGAAATTGTCGTCGGCACCAGTCTTCATCGAGAGATATATTCTTGCAGAGTCCTCGGCAAAATTCGGATCACCTTCCACGTCATTTTCGTCTAACAACTTTTTGTCTGTCTCTTTATTTTCTAATACATTTGTTGTTTCAGGTGCCTTTGTTTTTGATTTTGGTGTTCCACGCCCGACAACGATGTCAATTGTACCAGCCAACTTTGACTGGTCTTTACCTGGTTTGCCGGCGGCGGCGCGTCCTTCTTCGCTGTCTTCGTAATTTGCGGCTGGACCAGTTCTATCTGTTCCCATCACAATAAGTGTATTGTTACTTCCTTGAAGTGCTAAATCAGCTGGACGTTTTGTAAATCGAGGTACAGGTTCAAAATCTGTTATTTTTGCCGCGTCTGTGTCTTTTAATAGTTCTATGTAAGAATCTTCGCCGCCAGGGAGCGTCGCTGTCTCACCTGCAGCAGCAAATCCGTCTTCTGTTCTTACTACGGCACCGTTATTAAACCCTGGTTTTATATTTCTAGCTGCGCCAGAATCGAGGTCTCTTGTTCCTGGTTGCAAAGATTGATCTAATTTTCTATTTGCATGCGTATAATTTGTGTCTTCTATAAATCTTGGCTCAGAAATTCTGCAGAACCAAAATCCATAATCAACTTGTTTATTCTCTTCTCTAAAAATCCACACATGCTCACCAGGCTTTACTGGAAGCATTAAATGTGAAGGAAAAAACGGAAGAAGATACTCTGGTTCGTTTGCGGTTGTGCTACCGTCATTAATAATTTGTGCAAGTATTGAATTTCTTGGTAATTCTCTAATGTGGGCTGTTTTTTTAATTTGACGACGTGACCTGCCTGCTTTGTTTTTTCCCTTTGAAAATATAATAGCGTTTTCTTTTTTGTCGTCTATTATCTTTGGATCGAAGAAAACTTCTAAAACGACAGCTTTATACATCGTAAAGCCAGACGTTACAGACTGCTGCATGCTCTGTATCGCTTGTGGAATAACAGAGTCATTTAATCCTTGCGGATCAGCTACAATTTCATGTATTCTATTAGATCTATATTTACCAGACATTACTTTTGTTTCGCAATCTGATTGTAAATATAATCACTATCTATCGGAGTCTCCGATTGTGATTGTGCGTCAGCGACCAATTCTGCCAATCTGATCAGTTGGTCTGTTGATTTGTTCATACGTTCAATGTACTTGTTTAATGTTGCACCATGTATAGCGTGTTGAGCTGCGTCATCTTTTACTATGTTTAAAAGTTGATGGAACAAAATATATGCGTTATACCTGTCGACAACAGCGTTTGTATATATTTCTTTCCATAACGCTTTTTTCTTGTCCTCTATAGAATCAAGAGAAGTAAGTAAAGATTCAAAATTCTTTAATCCTTTCTCTACGTCATTTATCTCTTTAGACAAACTTTCAGAATTGGTATTTGAAACATTGTCTTTTGCTATCTGCGTTTTCATATGTTTAAGTATATGTCAGTCAAATTTGGGATCAGATTTCAGCTTTTTATAGTATTTCCTAATGTTCTGCATCACCATCGTCAATTGCTTTGGATTTAGGCCAGATAGCTCTCTCATATAAACGAGGATACTCGTTTTGTTTAATATGTCGATGTCTTCTACGTTTTCAAATATTGTAGATATCGCAGATATTGCCGCAGTTTCTTGTTCATTTTTTGCGCGTGTCTTCATTTCTAGAAGTATCTGCAGTATTCTAATGTTTTGCGTTTTTGGATCAACGGTGTCTAGAGGAGATTGTACTGTGTTATATTCTTCTATTCTTTTTTGATCAGCCGACGTCATTGACAAATCATCATCGAGCGAAATATTTCTTTTGGTCCTAAGAATACGTTGCTTTGTTCTGATAATCAACCAATTTTTGGCAACAACATTAAAATAAGAAAACGCGTTTGTGCCGCGCGTCGCATCAAATTTTATGATTGTTTCGAAAAGAAAATTTACACAATCATTTTTGAGATCTTCAAAAGAATCGTGAAGACTTGTAAATTTATGTATGTTAATAAGATTTTCTACAAGCTTTTCAAAAGCTGGTGAAATTACCTCAACATATAATTTTTCTTTTTCTTTTCTTTCTTCTGCTTTTTGCCAAGCTACGATCGCGGCCTGTGTATCACTATTGAAATACATACGCAATTTGCGCGCAGTTTCATCACCGTCGTTTCTTCTTCTAATTTTCTTTTTGATTTCTTTTTTCTGCGGCGGTGTTTTATTCTTCTTCTGATTCATTATCTACTCTTTTTTCTTCGGTCTGCTTAGCTATTCGACCGGCAATTCGAAGAATAGATGTCTGAGAATTTCTGATTATTTGAATCACATTCTTGACAACTGGATCATCGTAAAATAAAGGCGTTTTTAAAACTTCTTCTAAAACTTTGTAGTGTGCATCTAGTTCGTCCAATGATCGCTCACAGCGTGATTCCATTTCTACGATCATATTGCTAAGTCTAACAATAAAGAAACCGCAGAACACTATTATAGCAATCAACAGAACGCAAAGTAATAAAAGAAAATATATCAAAAGTACGCTCCTAGAACGTCATCATATACTTTACTAACGCTTTGAAAGCTGTATTTCTCTACAATTTTAGTCTGTAGATCGACCGCCCACTGCTTTGGTGTCGAACTGCTTTCTTTGAATTTCTTTATTTTACGCTTAAAATTATCTTCGTCTGGATACGCCCACTTAGCTCCGTGAACGAATATTTTTCCGTCGACGCGCGATTCGTGGATTTCTTTTAAATCATATTCAACATTAATATATTTTCCATGATTTAAAAAGTCTGTATGTCCGCTCCAGCCCGTCGCAATTACGGGCATTCCGCAGGCTGCGGCCTCTAGAAGCGGTAATCCAAAGCCTTCTCCGTGTGTTAGAGACACCATGGCTTTGATCTGTGGATGAGTATAAAGAGCGTGAAGATCGTCGTCTTTCATGTCACCGTGTAACAGATAAACTCTCGGATATTGTGAAGTACCTCTTACTTCAGTGAGGACTTGATTTATTAGATTTTCGCATAATTTCTTGTCGATTTTCGTCAATCTTCCGATGTTTGTCTTTATAACGATACCTACGTCTTTATCAGTTTTAAATGCTTCACACATCCATTTTAAAGTAAAGAAAATATTCTTTCTATCGTTGTACGTGTTGTTTCCTGTTATCTGACCGAATAATAGAAAGTTAAATGTCGTTTCGAGACCAAGGTCTATCGATTTTGGTTCTTTCGAAAGAAGTTCGTCTGGAAACGATTCTGGTACGACAATAATCGGTGTAGTGACACCGCCAACCGACATTAAATTGCTTTTTGTGTGTTGAGACGGAACAATTACTTTGTCCATTTTATTGCAATGCAGAACCCATTCTGGGTTACAAATATCGGTCTCGACTCCGGCAGTCACTCCAATATTTACTTTTGCATAAGAATTATCCCATTCATTTGGAAGTTGAATCTGTAATGAAAGATCAAAGTGATCTCCCTTCTCAAATCCACTTCTGTCCATTATCTGACCAGCCAATCCGTCCCATGCATTCCTGTTTAGAACCCACGGAGTGTCTCCCCATGGAAGTACCTCAAAAGTTACATCAACATCACTCCGTGACAATAGATAGCGTGCAATCATTCGTGCATGACTACCGTAACCCGAATGAGTAAGAACTGGACCTCTAACTAAGACTTTTTTCATGTAATTTCCTTATCTCACATTTTCTTAATTGTCCAGCGTGGACGGCCGGCTTTGAATTCTGCAATACATTTTTCAAGAGATCGATCCCAAGTACTTACCATTTTTTCGATGCTATAAACTTCTTTTGAATATTGCATCGATTTTTCGCCCTTGGCTTTTCGTCCTTCTGGACCAAGTTCATACATCTTCATTATTCCAGCGGCGAATGTTTCATTCGTGCACTGATCGTCCCAGATATATGGAACCGTCTGAGATCCTACGAGATTTCTAAGCTCAACCGGAATCGCTATGCCATTTTCTGAACCATCTCTATAATCTACAACTTGATATTCCATTCCGCCTGTTTTAAGCGCGACAGAAGGCGTCCCTGTCATTGCACCTTCTAGAAGAGAAAGACCAAAGCCTTCTGCACAGCTTCTAGAAATAACACAGTCAGAAATATTATAGAGTACATTCATCTGTGGAAAATCACAACGATCTTTAGAGAAGATTACTGTATCGTTTATTTTTAAAACATCGACCATGTGATGAAGATTCGGTCCCTCTTGATCAAGAGGATCTGTGTGCATGATTAATGCAACATTCTTGTGCCCGTACTTCTTTTGAACTTCTTCTACAAACAATTTCCACGAGTATAAAACGTCACCTGGCATTTTGCGACGCGCATTTCGATTGACCCATAAGGCAATGAATGTATCGTCTTTTCGTTTTATGAGATTGCGTTTGTTGTTTAGTATATCTTCGTCACTAAGTCTTGTAAATAGCTCAGCTGGAACGCCATGTGGTACCCAGTTTACGCTATCTGCTCGATATGCACAATTCTTACTAATCATATCGTATGTATTGTAATTGATGCAATTTAATAGATCACAAGAATCATACAATACTCTATTAAATTCTGGCCATGGTCCGTTATCCCATATTGTCCAATAAGCTATTGGACATACCTGATGGATTTCATCTTCCATTTCGAAATGAGATAGGAAGAAACGCGGATCAGTAAATAGAACAACTGCGTCTGGTTGCTCTTGTGCAAGAGTCAATCTAATCATTTCGCGATTTCCGAATCCATCTATTGGCTTTATGATCCAATCTGGAGTCACATTTATTTGATCATAATTTTCGTGCTTTATCGCTGCACCGTAACAGTATACTTGATACTTACCAGTCTGGATTAAGCCGTTGATCAGATATCTTGCTTGAGTTCCAACGCCAGAAGTTGACAATGGATGGTCACTGATGAATAATAGTTTGTGTTTTTTCTCTATCACAAATGTGATTATATTATCAACTTCGGATTTTTAAATAAAAAAAGCCCTATGACGGGCTTTTTATTTCTAAAATATTGATTTTATTAAAGAGAATTTATGGCAGAAACAAATTCTTGTTTATTTGTAAGTCCTACGATTGTCTTCTTGAGTTCACCGTCTTTAAATAACATCGTAGCCGGAACACCCTTAATACCAAACTTGGCAGATAAATTCGGGCACATGTCCACATCAACGCTATATACTTTTACATCAAGCTCTGAAGAAATTGATTCCAATATCGGAGCAAGTCGGCGACAGGGACCACACCATTCTGCGCCAAATTTCACTACAGATACGCCTTTTGACTCTAAAACAGCTGAATTAAATTGTGTTTCGTCTATCTCTTGTAAGCTCATTTTCCTCTAAATTACTATATCTAAAACAATGTGATCGATAACGATTTTGCGTGTTTTCACGACGTCAATTATTTGCGTCTGTTCTTCTTTATAATATCTTATGACTATGTCTTCGTCTTTAATATCGATTGTTTCTGATACATTTGGACAGTTTAACACATCGACAATCGTTATCATGACTTTAAATATTAGATCTTAGTCACAGCGTACTCATTTTCGTCAACTGTGTAATAAGCTTTTTTGATACCGTATGCCTGGAGTATCGCAGTGCATGTTTTGCATGGTGCAGACATACCAATTTTTCCATTTTTACCAAGCCTAGCTACGTAGATTTTACTGCCAGTAAGATCTCGTTTATTTCTAGCACGTAATACAGCGTCAGCCTCGGCATGAATAGTGCAAGTGAAATTACTGTGAGAAAATGCTTCCATCATCTCATGATATTTGTATTTGTTTTTACCGACAGAAATAACTCTGCCACCAGATACAATAACTGCACAATGATACGTAGAAAGCCTCTTATCCTTGTCTTCCGCATTGACAAGCTCTCTTATCGCGATATCAAGATACTTCATTTAATTCACAAACTTCTTAGATTTAGCTTTTGTAAGTATGTCTTCTACAGTATTTGTAAACGTGTCTTTTTGTTTAGTTGGTGGTGTTTCTTTTGAGACAGAATCTTTACGAGAAACTGTCACAACTTTTCCGTCAGAGCTAACAGAGACCGGCTCTGTAAAAAGTTCTGTATAGGTCTTTTCAACGGCTTTATTTGATGGATCTTCTTGTAGATTTCTTTGAATCACATCTCCACAATGTTGCGTTACTTTTCTAAGTAATTTTAGAGCTTCCATTTCGTCATCTGCCAAAATCAAAACAGGATAATCTCTAAATTTCCAATATTTTTTCATTGTTATTTCACTATTCTTCGCAATTTTGCATCTGACAAAAAAGCTCGACATCTTGCTTTGTAATACACTTTGCGTAATTATCAAGCAATGAAGCCATGACTGTATGACCTATAAGCTCATCATGATGAGATATCAAAAATACATGGCCAAGCTCATGTTGTATTAGACCAATTGTTTGTTTTTCATTTAACCCATAAACTCTTCGCGATGCTATCTTAACAACAGATTTTTCGCAAATTGTTCTTGTTAATGCGAGAGTAATCCTTGAATCTTTATGTTCGATTTTATTCTGAAGATCTGCTTTGACGATTTCTTCGTCTTCGAGCTCGACACTTTTGAAATAAAGACGAGACGGCCTGTCAATATCACAATCTGCATCTTCTGGAATAAATTTTGAAGATGCATCATCTCTTGATATAAGCTTTATTGGTCCATATTCGACTCGACCGCCGGTGGCGACGGCCCAGTCGTTCATTGCATGCATTATAGATCGTATTTCAACATCTGAAAGCGTGTTATCTATATAGACATAATCTTTTACAATTGACGGATGCTCTGCTTGCGGCGACAAACCACACACAACGTCACCAACTGGTATTGATACAGCTTTCGTTTGTTTGTGACAACCAACAAACAACGCGACAATCGTAAAAATTACTTTTAGATGACGTATCATTACGACTATTTATGACACTCTGCAACAGGATTTAAACTCTTCGGATCGCACTTCCAACGCTTACAAAAAGCCTCAAGATCTGTTCGCAATACGCATTTTGCTGCATGGCTATCATTATGCATAACAGACTTATCTCCATCAAATTGATGTAGTAAACCAAATGCATGACCAAGTTCATGTGCTACTGTAGAAACCATCTCATCTTCTGAATCCATACGTGAACCAACTATTAGAATAAATTTCTTCCAACATCCGGTGTATGTCCATCCAGCGAATGCAACGCCGCTTTGTTCTGCTTCTTTGATACGAGGTGTTTGAGACGATGCCCTAATAATAACAACTCTGTTTGTGCAATATTTACCCGTCCAATATTCTTGTGAACGCATAATATCTAAAAGTTTGGCAGGATCGTCTTCGGCTTCAACTGGGTCAACTGGTTCTTCGCCTCTTTCGACCATACCCGCCATGACAGCTGCACGCTGGAGCATTATCGTCTGTTGTAGTTCTACGAATTCATCTCCCGAGTGATCGCTTATTTGTAATTCAAGCGCTCCGTTTAATCCAGAAACCCACATACCAACCGCTCGTTTGATCAGAGCCTGTTCTGGACCAGAAAAATCTGCGTCGATTAAGACTCTACCAGATAAAACTGGCTTTTGTTTTTGAACGAGCGAAAGTTTTGGTGGTGAACTCGATCCTGTAACACAACCTACAAAGAAAGTAAAAAGAATAACAACCAGGGCATGTACACTCAAACGCATTAAACACCTCAATACTGACAGGTATAATGGAGAGCGTATTCAGCCGAACGCGCGGACCATCATATAAATAACTATACTATCTTCCTGTCAACGATTTTATGTTTTTGAACGTTCCCAGAATCCTGTCCCAGATAAAGACCAAAATACCGAAATTCTTCTTTACATTTGCATGGTGAATGATGTGCATCAATTTTATGCGTTGAAAGAAGAAATTCTCTGCAATTATCTTTGGTAATTTGCGTTCGTCTGTATGAACGGCGGTATGAGCTATCTCTGTTAATGCCGCAAAGACCGCTGTGGCTAACAAGAACATAGATGTCGACTTCCACGTGACGATCTGGAGTGTTGTCAGCACTGTCGCTATGCCTGCAACAATAAAGAATACGATTACAAATCCGATGAAACTTGAGCTGCTCTCGTATGCGCTTTTCGTGAATGAATCCTTTTTATAACGCTGATGGTGGTCAGAATGTGCGATATAAAGAGGACCACACCACGGCTGGTGCATCGCCCAATGAACGATGTGCCCAAGCGCAGTAGTCAACGCAAAAGAGAATACGAGAGCAACTATTAAAGGCATCAGTTCACCAAATACACCCTTTCAAGAGCTTTTATTGTGTCAGCAACAGATATATCGAAAATCTCAGCATAATCCGGATCATCGACAGCATTGAACCTGCGCAATTTTGCAGCAGAAGTTCTAGCAGTTTGACGTAAACGTCTAATAAATTCGTAGGGGTTATGACCTTCTATAATCGAGTCCCACTTTTGACGAATTTCAAAATTAGACATATTGGAATTGTCATTCCACATACCTGTCATTTTTTTAATAACTGAATCTGTCAAACAAGAAGCACTAAACGAGACTTTGAAGAGGTTCATTCTTTACCTACTTTCGATACACAGGGTATCAGAATTAATTATTCTGACACGAAAAGTAGACAGACCTCTTCTAAATTTTTGATAAACTTTTTAAATTTTGTGAGTTTAGGAAGACTATTTTTAGTCTTCCGCAGTAGGTAGTAAGGACTTGCCAAACATCTGTTCCAGATACTTTCATTTTTGTAGAATGAATAGCAACCCCTAAGCAATTTGAAACGTGCAAATTAAAATCTTGATATATGGCTCGTCCCAAATCGTCAATATGCCACGACGATATGTAATTTATCGTTCTTGTTTCTCCAGTAATAATTTTGTATTCAGTTGGACAAATTTTTACTAGAGCGCCGCGGATAAGATTTTCATTCATAAGAAGAAAGTTGGATGTTTATATCGTACTTCTTCCCATCAATTACGAGTTCTTGCTCTCCTAGCACTGGCTTTTGATGCGGGTGAACGAGCTTCGTTCCGCCTAACGTAACGGCTCCTTTTACGATCAACCATCTACAATTACTCATGTCTATGAACGATCCAGCGCGTGTAATCGCAGAGAATAAAACATCTGTAACTGTACTGTCCTGTAGAATATAAACGGGTATGCTCATTGTTTTGTTTCCTCTAATAAAAATTCTGCCGATTCTTGTAATTTTGGTGGCAAAAATTGTTCTTCTAAATCTTTGAGATTGTTCAATATGTTGTAATACTCTTCAAGTTCATCAGTTGATGGATGTAGAGCCTTAATTTGTTTCGCTTGGTTATAAATCTCGTTTTTAATAGTCTGTAAATAATACGCGTTAGTTTTTAACTCTGGTTTTGTATTTTTCATGTTCTTGAAAATTTCAAGATCTTTCATCAAAGAGCTTGAAATATGCGTTTCTTTTGTCGGCTGCGATGCAAGCAATCCACTCAAAAAAATTACGGCACTCATATTCAGAGCATAAGATTTCGCAATGAGAAGCAAAATCTGAAACGCGACGCTATGTTTATCTATAAACGTTTGTTTGTTGGGGAATTGTACTTTACTGCAATTGTTCATTATTGACGAAAGTGCAGATTTTAATTTTGGAGATGTCGGATCATGAAGCTTTGTATACCCGTACTTTTTCAAATATTTGTTAATTCTCCAAAGAAGTAGTGGACTTCCAAAATTTTGGATCTTTAAAAGATGCTGTGTTTCGCAGGTTTCCCATTCTTCGGCAGCATAAAAATATCTGTCATCGAACGCTACACAACTATTGACAAAATCAAAAGCAGACATCATTTCTTTTGGTTCGTCAAAATGCGACGAAATAAATTGAAATTTCATTCCAAATGACGAGTCTTTATAAAAACCTGGCCCATACTTTCTATAATTTGCAGACTGCTCTCCCACGGTAACAGTAGCATTCATTGCAAATCCGCCTTTGGAGCGTTCAATGTATGAAATTTCGCCGCCCTCTAAATCTTGCTGAACGTGAGTTGTTAGCCAGTTTATGAAGCTGTTATATCCTGACTGTGTTCTGAAGAAAATGTCAATATCACCGCCGAGACGTTCATATATTGACATTTCTAATTGAGACCAACGTGGGTCTCTTCCAAAACGACCAGCAGCGCATCCAAGGAAGAACCTTGGAAACCCACCAGCTACATATCCACCGTGTTCAAACGCTTTCCTGATCACCGCCAAGTAAGGCTTGTGTATTCCCAAAGAAAGTATTTCTAAAGCTTTCTTTGCGTCGTTTATGATAAATTTCGTTGTCATTATTTTTTTTCGTATGAATTACATGCTGCCGGCCACGGCATCTTGTCTTCTAAGCCACGTAGAATAACGCATTTCTGATAAAAATCAGAAGCGATATCGCTTCGACCCGTTTGATTGAAAACTTCGCGCGCGGCCGGACAGCATACAGCTCTAGCTTTGTGTAAAGTGGTAAATCCAATCAGCCCTACTGTAGCGCAAAGCAAGAAAAATGTATTCACATTCATTTTTTAATTCTTGCTGTCGCAGTCGCAAGATTGAATTTTTCGTTTTCATTTCCTTTTGGGTTTCCGCCGTTGATGCGTTTGAACGTTTCATTGTATGCTTTTCCCAAAAGCTTATAGACTTGGCGAAGTCGAGACTTCTCTTGTTTTATTTTATCTTGTGGAACGTCTGTTGCAAGTTTCCACACCACAGCACGTTCAAGGTCTGTCTTAAATGCAGAGAATTCTTTTTTTATAAGAGCGTCAGAGGATCTATCAGATTCAAACTTTTTATCAGAAAGAATTGCAACGGGTTTGGCAATCTTGTCTATTTTTTTGCATCGTTCTAAAAATGTAGAAACGTATTTTTCGTCAGTCTTTGAATCGACTAGAAAATACGGAAATTGTTTTACAATATCGTCATCAGACGATGATTCGATTTTGTCGATAGGTATCATTTATGCAGACAAATATGAATCTTTTTTGTTGTTAAAACAGTGCAAACAGAATCTTGCCAAACAACTATTCTATAAAAATTTGGATGTTTGAAATTTAGCACAAGACCGAGAAAGTACTCATTTTCAGTAACATGCGGATAGTACCTAACTAAATCTCCAACCGAAACTTTTTTAAGGTACAGCAAAGAACAAAAATCGTCGTCATTTTTCATTTATCAGAATCGGAGGACCCTGACAATAATATATTGTATCAACGTAACGAAGTTGTACTTTTAATTTTTTGTGTATCGACCACATGACAACAACCATATTGTCGTCGATGCGTTTTAAGACAACACCAAAAAAGCCGTTTAAAGATTCGACCAATGTTCCTGGAACGATATCTTTCATTGAGACGAGTCGTGTAAATGTTTATTTGCGACGTCAATCGTCTTCTTGATTGTTCTTGCTAGGTGAACAAACTTTATTCCAGCAGCAATTAACGTTACAACTTCCAAAGTTGTTTCAGAAGTCACGACTTTCCAGAGTCCGCTAAATATCTTCTTCGTCGTCTTCATATATTGTGATATCCTCACTGCCACGATTGGCTGATTCTATGTTCCACTCAGAAAGAGACCACCCGCACATCGTCAATACTTCACAAAAAACTCTATTATGCCACTCAGATTTCCACGGAAATTTCTGAATTTCTAACGCATCTGCTAGAATTTGCCATGTTTCTGCTAACTCTTCATAAGCGACTTTTTGCATGAGTATAAATAGCGGTTATTTGCACCCCCGGTGAGATTCGAACTCACATAAATCCAGTTACGGTACAACAGATTAGAAGTCTGAGCCGGTACGGAGGCGTATAGTAATATATTACTATATAGTGGTCTGGTTGTGCACGGTCTCTGGTTCCTCTGTTTTCAACATCTCTTCAAACATGTTTCTGTTTTCTGAAAATTTCGGCGTATCGTAAATAGAGCAGTATCCACCACTATTTCTATAAAGAATTGCGCGCCCGCGTTGCATGGTTGCAGATAATTCATTAAAATCGTGACCAGATGCTTTCATCATTTGAAGCATTTCATCGCTATTCTTTTTGAATAGATCATTTGCAGAGAAAACTGTTCTCGCAAAACCAGATATTGCATTTCTAATGTAGCTTCTTTGCCTCCAAACGAAATAATTCGCAACTTCATTTTCTGGCATCGTAAAAACGCGAGCATCAAAATATGCAGGATCGATATACTGACCAGCATCTATAGAGTCGTCGTTTTTCCACAACATCCATGAATTCATTGTAAAGAATGCACTTGCAATTCCGGCAGTGATCGAAACTATTTTCTGTATCCTACCGCCGAATGGTGGTTCGCTTGTAAATTTTTTATATGGATGGATCAAAAGAGAAATTTCATCGCTGGCAACATAAGCGAATTTTACAGATTGAACGCGAGAACACACCTCGTGTGCAGTCTTGTCCATCAGAGCGATGAATTTGCGGTTAAACGGTTTACTGTCTAGTTGTTCAGTATAACTCGAAAAATTACTGCCATCAAGCCGCACGATTATAGGAGTACGTGGCTGCACAATCCCTTCAAACACAGATTCATATCGTTGCATTCTCTCTTCAAGACTAATCATATTGATTCCTTACAAAATGTTTATTTAGTAGTTGTTCATATTCTAAAACGATATATAAAAATATGACACACAAATTAATGCTTAGATCAGGTTCTGAAATTGTTGTTCATCTAAATTCATGGAAGCGAGACAAAAAAGATCCAAGAGATTATATTTTAAGATCTCTTCGCGGAGCGATGCTTGCACTACCATCGAGCGTAGATAATACATCATCGTGTCCGCCTGTTGACGACCAAGGTGAGCTTGGATCATGTACCGCAAATATGTGCGCGGGCATGATTGAATACAATGACATCAAGTGGGGAAAAACATCGGGTTGGAAAAAAGTAAGTCGACTTTTTGAGTACTATGCCACACGTAAAATAGAACATACCACAAAACAGGACTCTGGTGCACAGATAAGAGACGCAGTCAAAGCTGCTGCAAAATACGGAATCGCGCCAGAAAGTGATTGGATCTATGACATTTCAAAATTCAAGAAACGTCCACCAAAAAGCGTGTGGGATGAAGCTGCAAAGAAAAAAATTACGGCTTACCATAGAATCATAGACGGTGATCTTGCTACAATGAAAAACGTGTTGGCGTCTGGTTATGTAATTGGATTTGGTTTCGTTGTTTACGATAACATGATGACGCAAAAGATGGCTGATGAGGGCTGGCTTCACCTACCATCGAAAACAGATTCAGTGCAAGGCGGTCACGCAGTGGTAATTGTTGGATACGACGATTCAAAACGAGCGTTCAAAATCAGAAACTCTTGGGGATCTGGCTGGGGTCAAGACGGATACTTCTGGATGGATTACAACTACGTCGGTAATACAAATCTTGCTAACGATTTCTGGGTGATCGACTCGGCTGTCGAGATATAATTTCAATTTCGTATAATTGACTGAAATTTACATAAATGTCGTGTATTTCAGAGTCATATAAAACTCTGACATTAATAGCCCATTTCCCTTTGATAGAGTCAAGACACAACAGAATTTTACCGCTTAACTCTTCTCCAATTTTGAAACGGCTCTTGTTTCTTTTATATGAATAAAACGTATTCTTCACTATAAAGAGTTGACCGATCAAATCTTGAAATGTTTCTTGTGAAGCTGAGATAATTTCGACGGTCATGACTTTAAATTATACATTTTTGCAGAACAGGTTAATTATAATTCATGCTTTCGTAGATCATTCATAAACAACGCGGTCCTCCTTTGGTCGCCTTTTACTTTGCGGTTTTAGACACAAAAGGAGTTTGACTATGAATTTTTTGAAGAAAAAAGAAGCGTTTAAATTGATGATCGAATTGTTTGGACCCTGGAAGACGTGGGGACGTCATCACCACGTTGCGTATGGCTTGATTAGACAAGTACCATATCGAAAGATGGAAAAGCATTCTGAAACAAAATTGACGCCGTATTACGTTGCATGGTGTCTTATGCTACTTGGGGCGTTTCCAGATTATCTCGATAAGAAGTTTAAAGAAGCGAAAATCTGGAATACGCCAAATGAATTATCAAAGCAGGTTGAGCCGCTTATTCCGTGGCTGAAGGGTCCAACAAAAGCAGAAAAAAGAGCTCTTCGTGAAGGAGAAAAGCTTGCGTCATGAACACATACAAAGACAACGACAAGCTTTACGTAATTACTCGAAGAGACATATCTCTCGGTTACCAGGCCGTGCAATCGATTCATGCAGCGATACAATTTTTTATAGAAAATGAATCGATTGCAAAAGAATGGAACAAAATTTCGAACTACGTTGTTCTTCTCAGCGTCGATGACGAAGCTCGACTCGGGCAAATAATGCAGGAAGCCACCAGTTCACAAATAAAACACTCAATGTTTCAGGAGCCTGACATCGGTAACCAAATCACTGCTGTCACTTTAGAGCCTGGACAGAAGTCGGCTGCTCTATGTAAAAAACTACGTCTGGCATTCACGTAACAGTTCACAGCCCATTTAGCTTAGTGGCTAAAGCGACCGGCCTCTAACCCGGTGATCATAGGTTCGAATCCTATAGTGGGCGCAAAAAAAATCGGGGACCTTTCGGTCCCCGACTCATTTCACTTCTTCTTCTTTTCTTTCTGTTCCTTGGCTGGACCGGCCTTTAGCTTCAAAAGGCGTGCCCTTTGACGTGCAGCAGCTGGAGCTGCTGGAAGTTTTGCCAATTTCTCATCAAGAGAAAGCTTATCATACTCTGCCTGACGAGCTTGAGCAGCTTTACGCTTACGCTCGCGAATTTGAGATGTTACAGTGTATCCTCTGTGACTCATGTTGTTTCCTTTTCTCTATTTTATAGACGCTAAATTATATTCAAACACAATTACTGTACGCGTACCAGAAAATATTTTTATGAATTCAGGACACCATACAGGTCCCGGGCCTAAAACGATTACGTATGTTCCGGGATTTAGCGGATTTGACGTCCTAATCATGTTGAGACCGTCAATTTCGTATTGCATACATGAAAATTTTATCCTACATAATTGTCCAGAATAAAATGGTGATGTTTGCATTTATATTTCGTCGTAATCTGATGGGTTTGGAGCGTGACCTGCTTTAAATTTCTGCTGTTTGCCTCTGCGACGTCTGCAATTCTTACACTTCGAACCATCAGACACTTTCGATAGATCGCAGTCACACCAAAATTTCTTTCCGCTTGGGAATTTAGCTTTTTCCCTATTTTTTCCCGTCATTATTTTTAAATATCTCCTCATGTTTTTCTATGAGAGATACGCACAATTGATCGAGAGCCGCACGATCTGGAGACTTTCTAAGCGGAGATTTAGCAAGAGCTTTTGAAATTTCCACATCAGCATTTGCTGCCCACTCTACGAGCTCGTCATATGAAAATTTGCCAGATCTTATTTCTAGTAACTCTTCACGATCAGGACGTTTTACGATCACACGACCCTCAGAAATTATTTCTTTACACATACGCATCAATCGAACAAGATGCATTGCGTGTTTTGTATCATATCCGAATTTTTCTTCTAGAGCCGCGCGAGCTGGATTTCTGTTTGTTTTCCAGTTATTGTACTGGTCCCATTCACGCTTTCTAGCGTTATATTCTTTTTCGGATTGCAGAACACGAATAAATCCATCGCTAAGACCGATTTGTCTAGCAGCAGATGCAAACTGTTGATCATCGCTTATCTGCATTTCTGCGATGATTTTAGCCATCCTATCTTGGATGGAGATTCGCATGTCTGGGGTGAAATCACCGAGCCAATCGATGTTCCACTCATTTATTTTTTCTTTTACGATCGTCTCTGCAGCAGCGAGCTGATCAGCAGATATGACAGTTTCTTCTGGCAAATTAAAGTCTGCGCGAGTTGGCTTGACTTTCGGAGGGTTTTTCAACCATTTATAATGTGTTTTAATACGCTTAAGTTGAGCCATTGCGTATCCAGAGAACGTGTGTTTTGCTTTCTGCGAAAGAAACAGATCGCGATTGGAAATGAATTCTTCGCCAATGGGTGTAACGATCATGTGATCGCTCCACAAAACTTCGATTATGTTTGGATTACACTCAGCGGCGAGAGACATGAATTTTCGAATGTCGTATATGACGGTGTCGGGAACTTTCGATTCAACTTGTTCGAAATGATTTAAAAATCCGTTTCTATATTCCGGAGGAGGAATGCAGACGCCCTTGAAGTCTTCATCACTCGTCGCGATATTAAGCCCGTATGCGTGAGAACCGTGTCTACCATAAATTATGGTTCTGTCGACTAGCCACGGCAAATTTCCGTTGTATTTAATCATGTTTATTTTGCAAGTAGAGTGTCTCGTAAATTTCAGTCTCTTTATGAAAAGATGTCGAAAATGTCTCTAACGAATATCCGCCTGCCGTTAAAAACGAAAGATAACGAGCTCGATTATAAGACGTCTCATAAAGACAAATAAAATACGAATAATACAGACTAAGTGAATTTTGTTTTTTGACGAAAACGATATCACCCGGATGAAGTTTTTTCATATAAATTTCAGGTGCGTATAATTTTTAGTAAATTTGCTTGGAAAACGAAAACTTTCTTTCGTCAATTCAATTTTACCGTTAAACACAAATACAAATCGCAGACACCACCATACATCTGGATCTTTCTTACACGAAAGTATAATTCTATAAACGAGACCGTGTGTATATTTTGGTGCTAAAATTGCGTCGCCACGCTTGACCACAATTATATTGTAATACAACTAATATTATTTGTTTTCGTTACAAAGATATAAATCTGCAATATTTGCTAATCATTAATGTCGACATCAATTCACGGCTTACATTTTCACATTTGACGGCGCCATTTCCGTATGTTTTTACACATTCATAATAATTGACGTTATCTGTATTCGTTGTTTTTACGATCGTCATCGTAAGCCAATATGACCTGAGCGGCACACCGATCCACAAAATCATGGTTCCTGGTTTTATATCATCTTCAGATGCGGATCTGATCAACATTTAGATTTACCAGCAGTTCCCAATCTACAAAACATACGTGAAATCCACCATAATATGGTGTTGTTTTGAACAACGTGCAATTGTTTTCATAGAAAACGTCCAATGTTATAACTTTTTGTGAAAGTTTTATACTTTCATGATCATTAGATCCACTTATCGGTGGCTATAACCAACATAGCTCTCGGAGCTACCATTCGTGGCATGCCGTGGTATTTGTGCACATAGCAATCACCGACTTCTGGAAGATAAATCTCACAGCACTGTTTCATTTTTAATGTGTTTCCAATGTGTTGTGTCGATCAAAAATTCAACAGATTTAGATGTGTACATGTCGCCATCTTCAAAAAATTTAACAAATTTTACTAAATTCTTCTTCACAGAAGTAATCAAGATTAGTTCCCAGCCTAGGCTTGAAACTGGATAACTACCAGGTACGTATATAAACATATCGCCGGGTGAAACTTCAGAGATAATCATTGACTTTTATCCACGACGACGATCCGTATAGCATAAGACAGAACCCTGACGCAATCCAGATTTTCTGACCAAGATGGCGAATATACGTGTAAGTGCCGTCATAATTCAATCGTAATATGATGACTGTGTCAGGTTTTTCGTCGCCAGGCTTCTTACCAGCGTCTCTATACATAAACATGTCGCCGACGCTGATATCCATTAGTTATTTTTTAATAACCACACACGTGTAGCTTGTTTTATCCCGAAATCATTGTAGAAATAACGCATACGATCTATGTAGATTTGAAATTTTCCGTGAGACCATAAAGCTACTTTTACAAGTTTTTCTTTGTCTTCTTTGAAGACGTCTAATAACAGAACGATTTCTGAATCTTCTGTGTAATACATGTTGCCTGCTTTTATCTTGGACATATCCACATCAAAATTATAACATACAAATATCTACTGTTGCACTGCTTTTTCAATAGATGCACCAACGCGCGTCCATCCTTTTCTTGTAATCGCTGCGTGTATATACGCACTTTTTGCAATGAATATTGATCCGTTTTCTCTGAAGATAACGTATTTGTATTCTCTTGTTTTCATGTCGTATGAAAGCACAAGCACACAATCACGTTTCGTGTTTAACACGTAGAGATCGCCGTCCAAAAATATGTGATATTTCTTACTCATGTATTCGATAACTTGATATGCGTCCAAAATCCTGACAAGAATCCCGCAATATTTGTATTAAACGTTTTTTCTTTTGAAAAAACTACACATTCTATTCTAGTATCAGAAATACACTTAATCAAGTAACAGTTAAAATTACGATAATGATCATTAAGTTGTTGGAAATCGTTTCGAATCAAAAGATCTCCAACCCGCAATTCTGAGTGTTTTAAACAGACGGGTTTTCCGTCCTCATATTCTTGTTTATGTTTGATGATCATCGATTCTTATCCAGACGTCTTTGTAAAAGACTGTCATTTCTTTTTCGAAGAACTTTCCAAGTTGTGAAAACGGACCGCGTTTAGAAAAAATTACAGTTTTAAACCGTGTTCCTGTTCCACAGGACGTGACAAGACAAAATTCAACAAAGTGGTAGGGTGGTTGGCGTGCCCTCAGAATGAACAGATCTCCAACGCCAACGTCGTATGAATCTACATAAGAAGATCTCACTCTGATAGGCTTGCGTGTCATTTGTCGACTTCTACAAACACTTCTGACAATTCGTTAAGATATTGCGCCGAAAATCTATCAAATTCAGACGTGCCGTCGTCATGTACAGAAAAAACGTTGACGTTGTCCCATCCGTCATATTCTTTTGAAAATGTGTCACGCCTAAGTACGAGATGAGTTGACGTCTCGTCGAGTATTGCTGTTCCTGGACGAACATACGTGAAATATTGATATCTATTATGACTTGATTTCTTCATTGACTTCGTTGACAGATTTACACAGATGAGCTTGTTTTACTGCGTCGAGACAAATTCGTTGTGATAGTTTAACTCAATTGCGTGTATTTCGCCTTTTGGGAATGCTAAGCCAGTCTGGACTATTCACGTAGCGTTCCAAATAGATTTCACCTTTAATGTGACGTTCTACAACTCCGTCAAATCTCAACCAGAGAACTATCCATTTTGGATATTTCGCGTCATAATTTACGCATTTCAGAAGAATAATCGTTTGTATAAAATTTGGGGCTGGGTCCCTTTTCTGCCACAAAAGAATATCGCCACGTTGAAATTTTCGTACTGATGCGAATTTATTTTTCATGAACTATGATGTCCCAAAACTCTGTTGCAGCAGTAAATCGTCCATTCGTATTAATCACGGTGATTTTTCTATCGAAAAATCTTGCGTATTTTACGCGTAGGTCGTCTTGTTCCAGACATATGATAATGTCATTAACATCATAATTGGATATTTTGGAATTCCACACCGCCATATCACCACGCTTTAAGGCATAAAGCTTATCTTTGTTTTTTAGAATCATTATCGCCGTACGAAATGCCAATTTGATATGGCAGGCCTCTTTTCTGATGTTTTTATTTCTTCTAGAAATACGTCATAGTTTTCTTTTCGAAGCTGGATACTGCCATCGCACATTACAGCGAGACATTCTACCGTAGAATATGGCGAGTTGTTGTAATCTACGTGAAGAACAACGTACATTTTTACGTAATACGGTCTGGGATCCTTTTTCCAAAAGAGCCCATCGCCACAATTTAACATTTTTGTTTTTTAATTTGTGTGTAAAGTGGATAATATTCGAGATTGTCGTATCGGGCGATGACGGTGCCGCTGAGGAGCTCGACGCGTCCATCAGAATATACTTTGATGTATTTGACATAGTAAGATATGTCAATGTTGTCAGTGTTTGTTTTTTTAGACGAGTTCAATATCAAAATCGAAAATTTTTGACCATTTTCATTCTTGAAGATGTTGCGAACATATAGATGCCCTGGTAAGAAAAACATGTCTGTTATTTTAACACTTTCCCATTACGCAACAGATACCAGTTTATTTCCAGACCGCGTAACATTTCATCTGAAATGTCAGTTTCGTACTTCATCATTCCGGAAGGTTCATATATGATAATGAACGATCGTGTTGAAACGACAAAAATTTTTTCTACGTAGTTCCACCCTGGACGGCGATGTCTAGTGTACTTAGAGAGAAGTAAATCGCCTGGACATGGTTCGTACCGCTTTTGTTGGGTCATTTGTGATGAGATAGTATGTTAATAATAACATATAAAAAGCCATCATTGCACGCTTTGTTGAAGAATATATGAATATCGGATCATTTTCATTATCGCAATTAAGATATAATACCCCAATATTTCCGATTCATATATTGAGTCTCTGTTATGTTGATCCTTTCAAAACGTACTCCGCTGTCGCACGTCATTACTACATCGTAAAACTTGTTATCATAGATTCTTATCACCAAATAACTCCACACAAAAGTTGGATTAGTCCATTTGTGCTTCCAAATGAGCATGTCTGCTCTCTTAAGCAGATTATGAAATTCGTTGTCTTTTTTCATTTAATGAAACTCATATTCGACGTCGTATGATATGCCATTCGTTATAGTTGATATTCCAAAAGTCTAAAATTGAATCTTCGCGTTTTACGTCACCTTTGTAAAAACGTACATAAGAAAATTCGTCTGATGGCCCCAACGGACGTGATCAAAACGATGTAACGACGATCAACTTTGTAAAACAGCAAATCTCCTGGCGAAATGTTATATTTCATATGTTAATTTTGGCCCAACGATGCGATGACAGAGAATCACCTGTTGTCACGAAAACGTTTATACGACCGTTGAAAAACTGTATAAACATCGTCGGAGAGATATACAAAAGTATAACGCGTCCATAATGTGGAGCAAATCCTGGCGGAATTTCGTAGAATAAGTCACCAGCCGCAGGCACGTATCGCCTCGGCGCATATCTATAAATCTATAATATTTTCTCATTGGGCTTTGAACGAATTCGTAACCAATACAGCTGGTCGAAACCTATACCAGGATCTTTGTCATATTGCAAAATACGTGCAATACTTTTTCGTATTTCTATGTATTTGACTGTTGAGTCAGAAACGCATAGAATGAGCGCAGAGACGTGTTCATAAGAACTAATGCCAGGCAGTATAAAAACAAGCAAATCTCCGGCGGCAATTTGATGATACTTAATGTTACGCGAATAAGAGCTCACTAACAAGATACTTTTGCGAAGTTTTCGATCAGAAAACCGTTTTCTCTTATAACTAAGTAACTGTCCGCGCGCACTTTCCAACCATCAAAAATAACGTAGTATTGTCGATCAGCACCGCAGGAAAAATCATGCTGTTTAGACAATACCAATATAATTGGAAAACCGAAATGCTCTTGATCGTTAGTCAAAACGAGCAGGTCACCAGGAGATACTACGTGAATTTTTCTTTTCATCGAAAAATCATTTTCATATACGATGCCAGTTGTCTCTTGAGAAACACGTGATGAAATTATCTGTAGTGGTTATAGAAATTATACCCTTAAACAACATCAAATACTGTATTCTACTCGCGTTAACACTGAGTATAAGAACACAATCTGCAAAATATGTAGGAGCGTCGCGGCGGCGTACTAGAAGATCGTTAGACTTTACGTCGTAATATCTTTCCAAACTTTTATTTGTTGCGCGATGTGACATTTTTATGTTTTAAACGGTAGAATTCATCATTGTAATAACGGACATCGTAATTAGTGAATTCAATGATATCTCCATTCGGACGAAATTCGATGAAATGTGTCGCAGACAGATGCAAAACGACAGTGTTTGCTACATCTGGTCTCGTAGCTATAAATACGTCGCCGCGTTTAGGTATGTTTTTCATGTCTCTATCTATATTCTAACATAGCTAGTTGGTTAAATGCACATATTTTGTGGTGCAAGAAATCCAATGATGGACCACTTTTCTATGAGAAACCCGGCGCCGTCGACGCAATTGAATGTCGTTTGTTTCAGTGCTGAGCCAGAAATAGAGTAAACGTACGTGACTAGTGTCCCTCTTACAGCCGTAATGAGGACAAAATCAAAATATCTATTGTCGTCAATTCTCGGAAAGAGAACGTCACCAGGTCGAAGATCGTAGCATCTCAAATTCATCGTACTAATGTCCATGAATCTTCAAGATATGCCGCTGCCGGCGGCGGCCACGTATAGATCTCCATTCTACCACGCTCAATCATGACAAGAACACGAATGTACTCCTTTGAAACACCTAATACGAGATCTATACGATGGTCGCAGAAGCCGTTCACAAATTTATGAATATAAACATCTCCCTTGTGAATGATACGACGTTCATTATTCATGATTCACCGCTGGTTATGTAACCATTTTGTCATCTGTGACACGAGCGACACATTCCCATGAATCTGTAGCGAATCCGATTCCGGGAGAGATCGTATATTGTGCTTGAGCAACACCGTTCCGTCTAAAGTAGACGTATTTCTGAACATTTATACCAAAATAGTTGCTTACGTCCAACAATAATACGAATGTCGCGTTTGAATATGAATATGCTGTACGATCACGTAATAGATCTCCAGGACGGACATCATGACGTTTTGATTCGAATGTCATTTGCGTTTCTTCACTATCGTCCACGACGATTTCAAAAAGAATATCATATGTGAAAATTCGTATGTGATAGCCTGGCCGGACTCATTGAATAAAATATACTTTGTATGACGACCTGAATACAAGATCAAGTTTGCGACAAATTTTCCGCCGAGGCTCCAGAGCATGAGATCACCGGGTTCTGGCCACCAGTGAGCATCTTCTCTGGCGATATCTTTCGGAAACATTACATGTCTTCCGCCGGCGGCTTTCTCTTTGTTACAAGAGACCACAGATGAGTGTATGGTGCAATATTAGTCCAGCCAATCGTTATATTCTTTCCTGAATGCATGAATTTAAATCTGTGACGATCACCAGGATCTAAAACAAGCAAACATCGACGTAATGCTCCCGCAGGGCGATCTAGATCGTCAGGTGCACCACGATAGACAAGCATATCTCCTGCGTCTATTTTATGGATATAGGTCATTTAAGTAGTCTCCATACGTTTGTTTTGTACGCTGTCGCGACGGTGACTGGCCACGTATATACTGCTGTGTTTCCTTCGGAAGAAATCAATATTTTGACTTTTTCATCATCGATATCCAATATCAGATCGACGCGCGCGGGCTTCAACCCGACAACGCGATTTGAATAAATGTATGCTTCACCTCGACGTACGTATTTCATTGTGTCCTCATGGGAAGATGCGTCCAACAGTCTCGAAGAAATCCTCCGCTGTCTGGGCGATACCAATTCATAATCGACTCGCCTCCGGGGCGGAAAGAGACATAATTCTGGCGTCCGAAATCTTGTTGCGAATTATCGCAGTGCATAACAAGCGCAACGATCTTCTCTTCTCTCAACGCACCGGTACTCAACAGAATATCGCCAGGACGTACGCTAATATACCGTTCTTTGATCAAGTCTCCATGATCTGCTTCCTTTTTAGCACGTTTCATGTCGAGCTCGGCGCAGAAATAAGAATCCAGCCTTTGTCACCGTATATATTCGCTCCAGTACGAATCGGAAACCTATATACGTGGAATCCTCCCGGCCAAAATTTATCAATAGAAAGTACGACAATTTCTTGTTCATAGACGTGAAGCACAATATCCATACGATACGTGCCGTCGGTGATCGACTCTTTATAGACTAACGCGTTTCCACGTCGTAAGCGTTTAAGTCCGCTCATCTCGTGTCACCGGTTAAAATACCTAAAAAATTTGTGTTATAAAGAAGTAAATCGTTGTTATTCTCTGTCGTAGCGACGAAGCTTTTTCTCTTCAAGTCGAGCTGCACTTCGTCGTGTGGAAAGTTCATCGGATTCATCTTTATATTCAACAATCCTTGCCACCTGATGTTTCGCATCTCGCATCCCTTCGCCGTATGTGTCAGGACCGGACGGTGTGAGTGCTGCACCAAACTCGTGCGTCCAAGATTCAACACGTGACAATTTTGTCCGAAGCTCGCGAACTTCTGCGAGAAGACGCGGGACAATATCATGAGCGCCATTTGCGTAGTCCCATAGCGCCGCCCATCTTTCGTCTTCGCTGTCTTTTAAGCTGCCCTTCGCCCATTCTGCTGCGAGGCGTTCCCACTCTGCCAATTCTTCTTCAGTGAGTTTCGTTGTCATTCGTTACCTTCTCTCTTGGGTTCCCATTACTTTTTCCATCTCTGAAGCATCGGATCCCACAGACCAAATATGTCAAGACACCATCCAACGTCGATAAGAATGAATGGCTATCCGAGGAAGATAATCATCGCAGCCAGTTCAAGCATGTTTTGTCTCGTTCAAAGAAATTCTACGCCATCGATCGCGGTAGAAAACTCCAGGATAGCTGTCTATGTATAATTCGAAATTGTCATGCCTGTTAACTAGATACGTCATGGTCTCAGTATTTTGAGCTATCAAGATTGTGTATGTTAGTATGAATGAGTCGCGCTTCGCGCGCAAATCGTTGTTCACATAAACGAACAAATCTCCAGAACAGACGGGCCATACGCCACCAAACTTATTGTCTATCATAGTACTATTGTAGATCATAAATTGAAACCGTTGCACGGTTTTCAAAACATGCAATGTGTTTAAGGACGTCGTGGAATACGTATCCAGTATTTAGCTATGAATCCGTGTCCAGGTCTCGGAAGATAGTACTGTTTATTAACTACGTGCTTATCAAAACAGACGTAATGCTGTATTCGTGATCCATATTTGCCATTCGTGACGGACAGAACCAATACGATTGTTTTGACTTGCTCGGGATTGTTGTTTGATATGAGTAGATCGCCTGGAAAAACTTTGTGACGAGCACTCATTGTTTCATTCTCTCTGTCGGAAGTCCAGAAATGAGAGTCCAGTTGTTCGACCAGAAACCTGAATCAGAATAATCACCAAATTCTGAACATATTAAACGTCCGCGATACAAATACATGTAATCTATACGATTTTTGTTTACTTTCGTTATCAAAACAAACTTAAAATGCATCATAGATCCGACTGCCGGCAGTAACAAATCACCGGGGACGAGAGTATATTTGCGACCTTCTATCATACTGCAACCTCGCGCATCCTGAAGCGACGCCAGATAGCAGCTGACAAGTTGCTCAAATTCATATCACTGATATCAACTTTATCAGCTTTTACCGTCATAGTTCTACAGATTGCGTAATAATTTTTCTTCTTACAGCTGATTATAAACAGCGTCGTTGGCGCTGACGGAGAATAAATTGAATCCATATTATACGATATAAACACGTCTCCTGGGCTGATATCGTAAAAGCGCTCTTTAAAATGCAACGTTTCGATTTGCGTAGCTACGCGTGCCTTCATTTTGAAACCCAATTAAAATTTGTCAGTTTCGCGGTAAATCATACGACAATCATCTATACAATCGAAGTCCATTCATTTTTGAAAAAGCCCGATGCGATACGTGGTATCACTGTTTGATGAATTTTATTTTTGAGGCTATAAGTGTAGTAAATCGAATTCTTCGAGATCCGCGTGATCAAAATAAATCGATAGCGTGTGTATTCATTTTTCTTCGGCAAAAGCAACATCCCGGGTTTTATAGCGATATAGTCTGTCATTTGCCGTCGCTCTCCAGCTGATCACACTTTCTGATAAGTCGCCACTGATATGAAAAAAACGAGTGGCGTCCGTCTGATGCCGGCACTGTTTTAAACTTTAATACGCCGTCTTTATAAAAGACGTATCGCGCTTCTACACCATCATATTTCAGAACAAGGTAAAACGTAATGTCTCTGAATACATCGGTTATAGGAATGAGAACGTCTCCCGGACGGATATTGTGCAGTTTCGATCTGTTATTCAAGTACTTCACGTGTTCCGTGTCGACTTTCTAACCAGACACCATTCGTCCGTGTAGAATGCGTGATGTGACGATCCACTTTCTTCTATATAAATTTTATCTTTTAATTTATACATGTATCGAAACTTTCCTCCATAAATGGACGTAAGAATCAAATAAAATTTGTAATTTGAACAATAAGCAGTTGTTGGAAACAACAAGTCTCCCTGCTTGAGATTAAAGAGTCTTGCATTCATCGTTCAAGTCTCTTTAATATCTACGCCCAGCGCGACGCCACCACAGTTTTTCGAAACATTGGTCATGTACGTAGTTGATTTCACGACGTTCTGCAATCCCATCTTCTACTGAAATGATGACAATATGCGTCTCGAATAATCCTAAAACGCAAGCCGTCATTGGATCGCCTCCCCCGCGCGAGATGAACAGATCTCCAGGCCGAAGATCGACGTAGAAAAGATCTATGTTGTTTTTTTGTGACATTTGTACTAACTCCTTGTAATACGATGCCAACAATCGCATTCGAAACATCCTGTCGTAGTAACGAAAAGATCACCTATAGCAACATCGTGGTATTCGACCATAAAATCTCAGCATGCGAGAAAATCAACATTTCAAAGGTTGCAACGGAATGTGCAACCAATTCTCGGTATCAAATTCAAAATTAGTTATAACGTCGCAAAAACAACGTATATCTGCGCGGCGATAGCCACTAAAGACATAATATGACATGATGCGCATATGGTGGTTCCAATTTGCAACACGTGTAATTAGTGCAGTTTCTGGACCTCTTTTAGAAAGCAACATATCTCCTGCAGCAAGTGAATAATACGTTTTCATACAGTCCTGAACGAGTTTATCATAGTCCATAAATTCGGATCAACAAATGAATAACAGCTAATTTGTCGAATAGTCCACACGCGTACACCGAAGCGCGCGAAAGAAACGTATGAAATATCTTGTATTTCTGAATTTTCAGAATTTTTCTGTACTTTTGTACCAGCATAAAATGTTTATTTGCTTTCAAGACAAAAAGATCGCCGACAGCAATGTTTTCGTAGTAGTTATTGTGCATGGCTGTTTATTTCGAACAATTTCCGGGAATTTTTACCCACGTGTTTCGCGGGTATAGCGGGCCGCCGACCCTAATTGACAACGTTCCGTTGTAAAACGCAATTGAGCGTCGATGATTTGCCGAGATTGTTACGATCAAATCGATACGTGCCACAGTAGCATCGCCGATTATCTTAAGAACGAACATGTCTCCCTTTACAACTTCGTGGTAATAGTCATCGTGCGCGGGAGGAAGTCGTATATTAGCAGATTTCATAGTATGATACACACAGTATTCGTTTAGTACCGTTCCGGAATATACATCAACAGATCTTTTTGTTTTGAGGCGCTTTCAAGCAATACCACCAATTTGGATTTAAGAACGACTCAGTGAAGACTTCATCTCCGATTTTGACAAAGAATCTACTAAATGTACAAGTCTGGTGTTTTTGGAAAAGTATATATCGAATATCTACACTACTAATCGTATGGCAGACTTTTGTTATAAGGATAAATTCTTTATATACTTTAGATACAAAAAGATCGCCGATCTGAAAATTCTCGTATAAAGTCTGCGTCATGTGACGTTTCTGCGTAGTTGAACCCAACTATAATTCGAAAAGGCGACTGTCTCATCTTTGTACAGTTGCAGTCCGAAACCGGGTTGATTTACCAAAAATGTATAGAGCTCTTTGCCGTTGCCCAATCTGAGTATCAGATATGTGACATATCGATTGTTAGTTTTATCTTTCCCAATAAAAAGATCACCGGGAGCGTACGCATCGTAGAAATTTGTTATACAGCTAGATTGTTTCATTTGATCATTTTCCAAGAATCGGTCATATATACGCCCCAATTCCCTTTAGGCCACGTATACACTGCTGTGTGAGTCGGCGTCATAACCAATACTTTCATATGATGAAAACGTCTATCTTCAGTATAAGGTGTATTCGTTGGTTTGCACTCTGTGGATAATATTGGATGAGTATGCAACCGTCACAAATATCATGACATCTAACCGGCATACTTTCGCCACTCGTGGCAAATATCATTTCGTTATCCGCGTTTGTTCATTGACAACCACACCGTTTTTGGAAATTTTGAGCCATGATTTTTTAGAATATGTTAAATTTGATGCTCGACCGTATGATATGCTGCCGCGCGGGCCAACGATCATTACGTTATACCAGCCCTCGATACTTCGATACACTTGATCTCGTAAAGGACCCGTGATCAGTTGAATGACATACGGCACGACGCGGCCGGATGAGTAACGAAAAATCATGACGTCTCCGGGTGTTAGTGTGTGATACATTTCATCGCAATTCATCTATGATCTATCAGTTTCCAATCTATGGGCGATATCTGCGAATAGCGTGAATTGTAATAGCCATTACGTATTGCTGTCGAATTATCTTTTATCTCTATAATTGCGTATGAAACCGAGTCATTGCTGATATCGGTGATCAACATATACGTTTTGCTATGCTTTAAAATAAAGAGATCTCCAATACGCATATTAGTTCAGTAATCTCCAGGCGTCAGCATTTTATGCTGCGACAACTGTCGAAATCCGTTCACCACGACTCAACTTGATCCACACTTCTTTGAAGAAGCTTGGACTATAACTCTTTTGCATGTATAAAAATCCACAATGCCCGGCGACGAGCGCATCGCTATGCGCTATATATGCATAATCGTTGAGCTCGACATCATGACGTACGATTAAATATCGTCCAACAATGAGAGCTCTTGTCACTCATAATGAACATGTCACCTGGAGATATGTCGTAGTAATAGCTTGTCATGATTGGGTTTCTTACTGTGAATTTCTGAACGGTATACGCGTCCAGTCGGACGTGTGGAAGTCTATTACGCTGTAGTATATGTTGGCAAAATGGCGAATCGTGTATTTGGACGTCAAAAGATAGGAAATATGAGCACGTTCTGGTATATTGATGTCTATTTTTGTAACGAAAACAATTTCGCTCGTCAGCTTCGAGACAAAAAGGTCGCCCTGCTCAACCGTGAAATAATGTTGCATATCTGATGTGTGGTAATGTATGGTAAACAGTGAGGAATCCAAATTTAGTTTTGTACCGGGTTCAGACGTGTCCACTTGCGGCGATGCAATGATGTGATTTGATATTTTTCGAAATAGATATCACACATGAGCATTTCTTGACAAAACCAGACATACTTGATGTGTTCGGGATCAACTTCTAGTATAAGAACGCAATCTTTGTCTCTTTTAGAGACCAAAAGCATTCCGGGCTCGATATTTTTTAGAGATGGCATATTAGACATCATATCACACCCCCGGTCGGCATGCACAGGGAATGTCGAACTCTGTTCGGAGCCGGATGTAAACACGCCCAGAGATCTGTTCGGCACACCGCCGGGCTTCATTTCGACTATGACGCAAGTTATCTCTGTCGCATAAACGCCCTCGCACGACACACCCGTGATCAGCACGAATTCTTTAAAAAACTTCGATATAAAGAAATCGCCTGCGCGAACGTCGGCGTAGTATTCATCGGGCAGCATTGATTTGTCTCAAAATTTTTTTGTAGACGTATCGCGACGACCCCGACGCGGGATGCGCGTCCAGTCTTCTAGAAGGAAATAACAGATTTTATAAGATGTCGACTGCAACCGGTATTTACCGTTTTTATAGAACGCGTATCGCGCGCGGTCGCCTTCACACGACAAGATCAGATATACGACATTGTCGTATTTGCTGAGAATGAGATCGCCCTGAGAAAGTTTGTAATATGACATTACTCTTGCTTCTACATCATCTCGTCGCCCGGCGCCAGCCTTCGCCAAATATCCTGGCTGGTGCGTAGATGTTGTACAATTGATTCTCATAGTACTGCAGACTCTCGTCCTGTTTCAGACGGATATAAGAGACATATATTAGGCCGTCGCCGCGTTCAGCACTTGTTTTTGTAAACAAGATAGCTTCGCACTCGCTCTGTGAGACGAACAGATCACCGGCGTTTATTTTGGATAGCGATGCGTTCATCTCTGCGTCATATGCGGGTCCACAAGTCTCGGTGGAAGCTTCCTGGATTGGCCGGACTCACCATACAGGATTCGAAGCACATCATCGTCAGAGTGCTGGAGTTTTCGCTTAATGTCATATACATGTATGAAATTCTCGTAAAACGTCCTGTACACTTTGTATCGGTGACGAGCGCCCAATATTTGATGTGCGTGGCGCCGCTTTTTAAAAGCAAGAGATCACCGGCCTTAACGTCGTAGTAATTATCTGACATTGTTCGGTGCTAGATTTTCTGGGCGATGACCGACCAATCGCTCTTGAAAAAGGCCGGAGCCTCGCGCGATGTGCACCCGGAAAAAATGGACTTTCTGAAAGAAAAAATGTAATTAACGATACCATCTGTAATACACGTAATCAAAATGAAGTCGTAGTCTCTATAGAGCTTCATGCTCGGTATGGGCACGAGCAACGTTCCAGGTCTCAGATCGATAGGATGGTCGTTGCTGCTGTATTTCATTGCTGTACTCGGTTTACGTGGATGAAGTCCGCTTTGTGAAATCCGCCGCCGTATCTTGAATCGTAAGAATAATTGTAGATTTTTGTGCGTGAGTCAGCGTGTAATATGATTTGCATATACCAAATACGGGTAACCTCTTGCCCCGAGCGCTCGACGTCAGTGATCAGTATGTATTCTTTGAAAGAGGTACGAACTCTTAAAATAAGGAGATCGCCAGGGTTCAAATCGCTGTAGTAGTAGTCCGATGACATCGTTTTTTAGCCGAAATTTCCACGGGATTTTTTCGGTGACGGTTGTTTTTCACAGACGCTGATTCGATGCCATAATTTTTTATGGAAACTGTAACCATATCTGCTTTGAGAGTAGCATCCGCTGCCGAGATATCTTCCAAAAGATATATACGCGTAGGTGTTTTGAACCTTGTCGTAGTTGATGATGAGATACGTGTTGTCGCCGGCGCGCGCGGTGGGCGCGAAGTAGAGAAACATGTCGCCTGGCTTGATATCGTGGTAATCGTTGTTTGTTGCCATTTTATTGTCGATTTTACGGAGAATTTTTTCAGGTGTTCACCCGCGTCGCAGGCGCGTCCACGTAGATTTATAAAATTTCCCTAACGAACGGGCTCTTGATATCTTTGTTTCTTTTTCTGTCGTTCTAATATACGAATATCCCGTTTCCGTACGAGCTGTGACAAGCAAGATATAGTATCCGTCTACGTCTACGTCTAAATTCCTATTCATTATGCACAGGAACATGTCGCCAGAGATGGCATTTCTACCGAAGACAAGCAAGTCTCCTGGGTTTGTGTCGTGGTAATCGCTGTTAGAGGTCATTTGGCGCACGGGATGTGAGTCCAGATGTGGGACTGTAGCCCATCACTTGATATGGAGAAAAATATCTTCGATCGTGATTCTTCGTGTGTTTAGGTAGTCTTTGAATCTAATGAATGAAATTTGTCGACGCGTCGACGCCCCTCGTTGGACATTTAAGGTTATCAGAACTAGTTCTCCATACTGTTTAGAGACAAAGATGTCGCCGGAGTGTACGTCTTTCCAGGATTTGTGATCATTTTCGTCGGTCATTTTATGTTTGAATTTTCCCGGGAAATTTTTTCGGGAAATTTTTTTCGGGAAATTTTTTTCCTGGGATTCGCGCGGGGGCCTAGTGAGCATATACCACCTCCAGAGGCCCCACATTTGTTGCCTAAAACCCCGGGGCGGGGCCTAGGCCTTTTTTACCCCTTTTATAGGGGG